TGTTTTGATCTACAAGCTCATCTCGGTGTTGCATCACCAAAATCTTTTTACCATCCTTGTAGCGTTCACCTACGAGCGCAGAGAGCATAATCGTCTTGCCCGCTCCAGTAGGCGCTACCACAATTGTATTACCGTGTTTGTCTAATGCTTTACATGCATCACTAACAGCGGCCTCTTGATAGGGGCGCAATAACATGTTGGGAACTCCATTGATCTAGAAAAGAGGGGGAGTATTTGGCCCACCGCTCCCCTTCGGTGGTCTAGCAGGTGGAATAAACCTGTGCCGCTAGCTATCGATTAGCCCAACTAGGTACCGCACCACTTGCTACTGGCGGTTGTGCCTGTTGCTGTGGTTGTGCCAATTGCTGCGCTGCGGCAGGTGTCTGAGACATTGGCACTTGACCAGAAGGGATAAAATCCTTTTGGTTAGGCGTAATGGCTGCGGTCAACTTATTCTGATCCGTAAAACCATTGGTGCCTTTCTTGATGCCGACCTTAGCGCAAATCTCCATACCATTCAAGTCATTAACGCCTTGAATCTGTCTACGCGATTGTGCTTCGGGTGAAGCATCAGTTGGTTGAATATTAAATGCGCTTTCAATAATTGTTCTGAGCGTTGATAAACCGATCTCTTTAGCTTGTGGAATACCGCTTTGACCCATCTTGTCACCATCAACAAAAATTTTATCCCAAAACTTACGCTTATCGTGTTCACCGCCAATGACAGTAAACTCTAACTCCATCCATTTTGCTTTAGTGGCCGTTGAAGCCTTGAACCAATGACCTGTTCCAAACTCTGGAATCTCTATGTCACCGAGCTTTACAGTGATTACTGCACGGCATACTGTACCCGCAGGGATCAGTGTTCGCTCCATTTGTGGAGCCTCTGATACGTTTGCATTGTTTAAATTAAGCATTTACTACTTCTCCTTCTCTAGAATGCTGAGTGTTTGGGTCTACAAAATTAAGAGGTCTTTCCGCCTGTGGTGCGCCCACACTCATTTTATTTAATAATTTACCAAGATGTGGCTCTTCAAGTGTGTCAAGTCTACCAGAACGATCCTTTGCAGGATAGCCCCACTCATTTAAGGCACCGCAGATGAAGGCACGATATGGGCCGTTGTCTCCCGCCATCACAGCCATCGTAATCACTTCATCCACGATCCCTGGTAGCTCTCTGCCAGTTTTAGACCCTTCAATCTGTAACGCATATTGCTTGCGTCCATAATCATCGGTAACTTCATCTAAAATACCAACAAAGACCACGTTCTTTGAGCGAATGTGTTGTAGCTGTGTAAGCCACCCCATCATTTCACGCCCATGCAAACCATACGCTGCACGAGTATCTAATTTGCCAGTTCTCTCTGATCTTGATTCGGGTTGCTGTGTACACCACTGAAAACAAAGTCGGCCTGCAACCGTAATTGAATCAATAAACAGAGTTTCGTATTTACTAATTGTTTCTTCTGGATCGCCAAAATATTGACACACATTATCATAATGCGCTTCACTATATGGCGAATCCTTGTCCAAAGAAGGGTTTGCCCCTCCTAAGTAACAAGCAAAGTCACGACAATCTGCCCATGTTTTGGGGCGGATTACATCAATTTGATATCCTTCAATTGCTGCATCCCCCGCTTCCAAATCCATAAACAGAGTGGAGTGTGGCTCTAGTGTTCGAGCCAAAGTTGTTTTGCCAACACCGCTTGCACCGCAAACCACAATCTTGTGACCACGTTTCTCCGCAAGACGCTGTTCAGCAGATATAATTTGTAAACTCATATTAATTATCCACTTCTACTGAAAATCCACCAACCTCAACGCTACGGCAAGGCTCAAGTTTCGCTTTAATCGCTGGTGGTGCTGCTGTATACTTACGCTCTTCAACTGAAAGCGTAAGCTTCCCATAGTGCCGTGCATCTTCTGGAGCCATTGCCTCCAAAACACAGCCTAATTCATCCTGATCCCACACGACCTTTTTGCGAATCACAGCTTTAAGCTTTTGATTACCTGCAATCATATGTGTGGTACCAAAGTCCTTACCATCTGCCCGGAGCGCATCCCTGGCTTGGTCGTAAAACATGTCTTTGATTTGTTGTTCAATGTCTTGGAGTTCACTCTTGAGCATGTTGATTTGCTCTTTGAGTTCTTCTCGCGCAACGAAAAGTTCTGTACTGTTCATAATAATATTCCTTAAAATCTAGAATCCTAAACTTAGGAATTTAAAGAATATCTGTCAACTATTTTTTTTTGGAAAGGTAGATATCAATGTTATGAACAGCTTTCATAAGCTTCTTTTTTAGTTTAAATTCAGGGGTTTCCACACCTTTTGCGTCTTCAATCACATGTTCCCAAACACCGTCTTTATCTTCTCTGTCATATTTAAAATCGGCTATGTATGTGCAGATTTTTTGTCCGTTTACAGAAATTATGAACTTCGGCTGTAGTTCTAAATTCTTTACTCGATTGGCTTTTTCCAAAGACTTCAGATAAAGATAACGTTGTGATTCCCATTTAGAATCAAACTTTATTCCGTCAACCACAGTTTTCTTGTTGCCGTACTTGGGTCTTGACCTTCTTGTTTTGGGATTATATGTTAACTTTAAGTACATTATGGGAGTTATGGTAATGACTAAACCATCTAAATACAAGTCTATAGGTGTTAATACAGATACTTACGAAAAGGTTGTCCATATGGCACATGTAGAACGCCGAAACATTTCAACACAACTAGCGATTCTAGTTGATGAAGCATATGACAAAATGAATTTGAAAAAATCAAATCGACCCCCTTATCGCACACGAAAAAGAGCTACAGCAGTTGTTGGCGGTTTATCCGCAGTTATGGACAGTTAAAGAAGACCCGCGCTACCAAGACCGCCTAATAAGCTTGCTGCAATATAAGGGTTTCTTTTAGCTCTTTCTCGTAAATTCTGTTGATTTCGCACATTTGCAGGATCAACTTGTCTCATTATTCTTAAATTTTCAGTTGTAACAGGTGGTAAAACTTGAGGAACAGGGGTCTTACTTTGTGGTGGTGGCGTTCCTTTTACTTCCTGTGGGCTTGTTAATAATTGACCTGCAACTTGTCTTCTAGTTGTGGCACTACGAGCTAATCTATCTGCTATTTGACCAACGCCCTTTGCAACTCCTGTTGCTCTCTCTGTTAGAGGAACGCCAGAACCAGTGACCTGTGCGGCTGACTCATTCAGGGCCTGTGTAAGACTTTGTGCTGCTGCTTGTGGGCTTGTTCTGCCTGCCTTAACTTCCAATGCTGTTCTCATAACAGTTGGATTGTTAAACATATAATTTAACACACGAAATCTTGCCGCTTTCGGTATATTTTTCATTGGATTAGTGAACTGACCAGTTCTAATGGCGTCTGCTGCGAGTGAACCCGCTCCTCTGGCCCCTGTATCACGTAAGAAAACAAGATCATCTGCCATTTGTTTCATATCTTTTACAGCTTGCTCACCTAATACTTTGTTAAGCATTTCTGGTTTGTAAGAATCTATTGCATTGCGCAATGAATAAGCTGCTTTCTCATTGATAAATATATCTTCGTCTACAGATCCAAGAATATCATTAACAATTGTTCGCCTTATTGTTTCTTGAGCTTCAGGACTGTCATCAAAAAATTTAAGTATTCGATTCATTTGAGCGCGAGTCATGTTACGGTTGGTGATCGCCGCTGCCGCTTCTTCTGGATCAAGAGTTCCAGAGTTTAAACGTTTTAAAATACTAGATTGAGAAGCTTCTTCTAATCCAACTTGCGCATCTCTAACACTACGGAGCGTTTGAACTATACCCGCATCTGGATTTTGAGCTATGATACGTTGTAATGTTGCATCATCAATTTTCTTAACACCGCCATATGCTAACGATTTAGCAAGGTTTTGCACTTCAGGCCATTGATCCCCAAACAATAGTTTTCCTGTTTTGTCACGGTTCATACGTTTGATTTTACCGTAAAACTGAACACCATTAAATTTAGTTGGATCAGCAAAATCTTTATTAGAATCTAACAAAGCTTCATCAAG